GCTTCTGGTATCACGCCTTTAAAGGTGTTACCGGACAGTTGTACATCGAACGTTCATTTACCACCCTAGGTCAGAACGATCCATTAGGTGAGTTGAACTCACGTCTGTGGAACTCAGGCATCGAAGAAGACAAAGAAACTGCACGTCGCCAGAAGCGTCGTCTACACTACGTTACTAACATTCAGGTTATTAACGACCCTGCAAACCCTGCCAACAATGGCAAGTCGTTCATCTACGAGTTCGGTAAGAAGATCTTTGATAAGATCATGGATCAGATGCAACCAGAATTCCCAGGCGAGACTCCGGTCAATCCTTTTGATTTCTGGGGCGGTGCGGACTTCGAACTGAAGATTCGTAACGTTGCGGGATACCGTAACTATGATAAGTCAGACTTTAAGTCGTCTTCTCCGTTCTTAGGTGCTGATGAGACACAACTTGAATCAGTGTATAACGGATTGTACGATCTCAATGAGTTCATTGTACCCAACTACCCTAACGCACATGATGCGAACTGGTTCAAGTCGTACGACGATCTGAAGAATAAGTTGGAGACTGTATTAGGTCTTGCAACTGGTGCTGGTGCAACTTTACGTAACGAAGCAGTTGCAACTGCGGAAGAAGCACCACCTTGGAACACTACAAACGAACCAACTATCGTCTCTGCACCAGCGCCTGTCGCTGCGGTATCAGCAGAAGAAGATGACACACTCTCTTACTTTGCGCAGATGGCTGCGGAGGACTAAAAATGGATACAAATATGATTATTCTAATCCTAGCGGGATTAGTAGCATTTGGCCTGATCTACCGATCAGTATCAAACAAACCAGAGAAAACTACGGGGGGTGGCGTTACTCGCCCAACCCCTCAACCAGATTTGACGAATCTTTCGAAGGCAGAGTTAATTCAGACTGCTGAGAGTAATGGAGTTGTCGTTCGTAAATCTTGGAGTAAATCTAGAATCTCGACAGAGATTGAGACACAACTGAAGTAAAAGTAAAGGGGACGCAAGTCCCCTTTTTTATACACGAGCGCTATTGTATGGGTCTAGACTATCAAAGAAACTAATCGGCGAACTGATAGAGACTCCACCGCCCCCACCATTTGATACGTTGTTCGTCGTAGAGTTATCCATAATAACGTTTGAAGACGTTTTCGCAATAAGTTCGTCTCTCTCGCGAGTTGCATCACTCAATACTTCGGACTTACCATCAACTTCAACTGTTAGATCTGATCCACTACCACCGCCTAGCATTCCAGATTCTCTTGCTACTGCAGCACCAGTTAAAGCAAAACTTGTCGCAGTACCAATACCAGGAACAAGTCCCGCAATACCACTTGCAACATGAAGTCCTGCTGCGACAGGATCTCCTTTCATAAGTGCGTTTATACCAAAACCTACCCCTGCAAGAATACTCAGTCCAGGAACTGCTTTCGCGACAGCGCCTAACATCGATTTTTTACCTACAGCCTTTCCCGCTGTCGCAGCAGGAGATGTATTGGCACCCACACTTTTAAGTGCTGCAGATTGTTTTTCTGCGGAGATCATTCTATTTTTTTGATCAACTATGACGCCATCTTTACTCACTTTAAGGTTCTGGGCATTAAGTGCCAGTTTTTGTTTGTCTGTCAGTTTTTTTGTCGCTTCAGTATTAGCTAACCTTTGCGCCATTTTTGAAGCAACGGGCTTTGATGCTGCGGTAGCGGCAGTTGTTGCGGCCGCGGTTGCTGTAACAGCAGCCGCACTAGCGGCCGCGGTCTTTCCAAAAAGTAGTCGTTTTACTAACTTACCAGCAGTCAATGGCGCAATGATTGCGAATGCAGCACCTAGTGCCGCCGCCAGTGTTCCGATACCCTTAGCTAAGTCTAATAATGATTGACCGATCCCCGACCAGTCTCCTGTTGTCCAAGACTCTAGTAATTTATCAAAGTCTTCTTTAAGTCCGATCCAAGTTTCTTCGCTGAAAAGATATCCAGCAATCGCGCCTAGTATAGCACCTCTAAACCCAAATATTGCACCTAGCAATCCACCGACAAGCATGTTTTTTAAGATAGACGCTTTATCATAATCTCCAAAAGCAGCAGTCAATAATCCAGTAACAACGTCACCAAAGAACAATGCCGCAAGACCAATTAAAGGCAGGGACTTGACTAAAAAACCTAATGCTTTACTGAAGATTTTACCAAGCAAACCCCCACTAGATTTTTTGTTATCTGAGTTCAACAGACCACCAAAGAGACCTTTGGATTGGTTTTCGGTATCAGGTTCATCGTCTTTTGATTTTAATCTTCTTCTTGATTCATCGGTGCGGTCTTCATCATCCTCCTTCTTCAAGAAAGATGCTATGGATGAAACACTATCGTTCAACCCATCAAAAGAATCCTGAACACGATCAGAATTTTTTTGATACTGTTCGTCGGTAAAATCAACGATTAGTTTGTTCTGTACGGTCAGTTTATCTGATATTGCTCTAAGTGACATTTATAAACCCTGCTGTTGTGCTCTTTGATTTTTTTCTTTTATATCATCAATCAACATTGTTAAGTAAATTTCTCTCTCCCATGGTATCATTGTTTCGACTTCGTCTAACGAATAACTGTAGTTGTTCATTAGTTGGAAGTTAACCTGATAGTAGTTCGTCAGGTTATCATGAGAGAGATTTATTAAAAAAAATCGTCCATTCCTCTTAGTGTTCGTTTGTTCTCGTGTTTACATGATACACACGTGAAGTCTATTTCTTTCGATACTGCTGGCATGTTCTGTACGAACTCTGTTACCATTTCAAACTGTTCCGAAGTCATCGAGTCGATGAAGTTAATCACTTCTTCTCGTGACTCATCTTTGATTGAGAACCGTTCTTCTTCAGTCAATACTGAGTCTAAACAAACCGTGATCAACTCCATGAGAGATTCGGTCATACTTTCTGTGTTAAGTAGTTTTTCATTCGCAAGAAAATCTTCGTAACTTGGGTATCGCATTTGGAGTGAGATATCTTCGCTCAGTGCGATAACGTTACTTTGAACATCTTCCGTCATTTTGACATCGTCAAGTTCAATAGAAACGTCGTTTGCCATATTACATTCTTCGCACTTGATAGATAGGTCTACGACTTCCCCTACTGACTTGGCACGAATCTGAGTGAAGAGATAATCAACATCAAACGTGGTAAGCGACTCTTCGATAGGTTCTTCTATACATGCGTGAATCGTGCGAGTGATTGCACGTACGATATCTGTCTTATCTTGAGTCTCATATGCGATCAATAGCGCCTTCTGTTCTTTGACAAGAAACGGACGAAAGGTTGTTTGCTTTCCTAACGAGGGTATCGTGATACGATAACTTGGTGCGCTATTTAACTGGGGTAATGCCATGATGTATTCCTATAATTTAAATGTATTTGCCTAGATTGATATTAAAGTCTAGGTCTAGTAAACTTCGTTCATCCTTCACTGCCATCCACTTTGTATAAGCGAATGTTATTGATACCTCTACAAGACCGTCTGGATCGTTACTCAATGCAATAGAAGTCAAAGTAGTAGGGAACGCTTCAATCAGTTCAATACTGTATATAGTAGAACCAAAAGCATCGAAGTTGATGTCAAAAGGTCCTAGGTCAAATCCGAATCGTGCGATTGGTTTTCTCAGTTGATGTATCTTTATGGGTTTTACATAGTCTTTTTTGTATGCAACAAAACCATTTCCTGGACCATTATCGCCCACAATCGTTTTCTGCCAAGAGTCAAACCACTTTTTGACACCGTAATCGTTCAAGACGTGAAAGACCATAGTCACTTCTTCAATCGCAAATCCATTTGCAATTTTCTCTTGAAAGATACCCATTTGTCTGTCTAGAGTCAAAATCTGCTTTCCAGGCATATTGACCTCTTTACACACAACATCAAGTGTCCTCATACTTGCGCCACCGAACCGAGGCAGTTCAACTCGGTATTGGTTAGCAGCGGCAATGCCGTTCTTAGATGTCAGTTTGCCTTTTAGATCTTCTATTGATGCCATTAGATCATCTTCCTAGAGTCATTATAGATTTTATTCTTACCCGATTTCTCGAACTGTGCAGTCGGTAAGAATGTTGCGATCTCCCACTCTGGTGCAGGTACCATTGCAAACTTACTCTGTACATGTTCATTCAAGTAGTGTTTGAAACACGGTTTGAAATACTTCAATGTTGCGGTCTTTGCTAACAGTTCGTATGACATCTTGAATCGTGTAGACTTATTAAATTTAGTGTTTGTTGTAATGTTCATCAACGCGTCTAACATCTTCGCACGAAGAATCGGTGGTAGATAGTGTAAGTTCAATCCATAGAACCCACCTTCTGCCGGACCGACCACTACAACTAACGGAAACTTATCATAGTAAGGCAACGTCTCTTTGTGCTTATGGTCATAGAAAAACATGTACATGCTGCCTATGATCTCCTGATTCGTTTGCTTCAGAGGATCTTCTTTCATCAGCGCCTCTCGATTGACACGACGAAGATTCGTTGCTTTCTTTCTGAACCACTCACGAGACTCCTTAGTTCTAGGAGTAATACCAGCACGAAACGCCTGCAGTTCTAGGCTCTGAAATATTTTAGACATGTGCGCTTCCGTTAAAATTCGTATTTCTATTTATACGTTATTTTGTTGATTAATCA